AGAATCTATGCTAACAGCCCATTCTCCTGTTTTCATTTTTTCCGGATCAAAATCCTTTTCCATTCCTCTTCTTACATATATTCCCATACACTACTCCTTTACACACTTAATTCTTTTCCATTTACATACACATCTCCTTTAAGGCTTATTCCAGCTGCACCTCCTTCTATTTGGACAATTCCATTGGCACTTACATAAATACCATTTCTCTTTATTTTAATAGATGCGCCTTTTGCTGGTTCTCCTAACGCATATGCTTCAATTTTACATTCGCTTTCAGTTTCGTTTAGTTCTATACTTATACCACTGTTCTTGCTTCCGACCAAAAAACCATTTTCAATAATTTCCAAATTGCCTATCTTTCCTTTAACTGCCTTTATTCCATCCTGGTTAAGTATTACAGCTATATCCCCATTAGCCGTTTTAAGTTCTAATGTTCCATTTTTATTGTTTTCTCCGCCAAGCACTATCTTTCCACCGTATATGTAATCTCCAGATATTTTGTTGGCAACAATTACATCCATAACCATTTTAGCAGTTAATGTGTAACCATATGGGTATGTCTTTCCGCCGTCCATGCTCAAGCCTATAGCTTCCGCTGTATACTTTGTTATAAATGTACTATCTTTCAAATTAGGCTTATCATGCGTGTAATATATCATTCCTCCACCAGAAGCTTCTTCTTGTGTACAATATAGCCCTGAGCCTTTTGCCATTCTTTCTGCCAGTTCCGCAATTGCTCGTTCTCTTATAGAAGCCTCTTCTTTTACATCCTTTTTAGCATTACTATCAGCTATAGCAAGTATTTTAGTCACTACATTGCTATCAGAGGTTTTGTTTTCTTCTTTATTTTTTCCGCTACAAGCTATGCTTGTCTTATTTCTTATGGTATATGTTACGCTTGTAAGATAGCAATCATATATGTTCCCTTTATAATCAATAACGCTTACCGGATCCATTGTCTCCAATCGAAAATCAGAGTTTAGCTTGCCTTCTATTTGCCTAAAACGAAATCCTGAATATTTTGCATTAAGTGCAACCAATATTGTATTTATATTGTCCTTATTAATTATCTTATTGTCGCTAATATCTAATACATACCCATCCTCTCCAGCCTGATATAATGTATTATCTATCGTTGCACTCAATCCGGTTATAACAGTATCATTAGCCGCGACAGTAGCATCACTTATATCGTATTTAAAAACAATATCTTCTCTGTCCCCAAAACTACCACCATCCTGATTATATCCCGAAGTATAGTCTGTAAAGTTTCCGCCATCTGCTATATCTCCGGATTTATAATTTTCTAAATTACCACCATCAAGAGTATCTTTGGCATTAAATACCTTTTTGTAATCACATATATTCAAAACTCCCTCTGTATTAGCTTTCAGAACACTTCCTGCTATCTGCATTATATCTCCTGCTAACTGACGGTAAGTTGTTATCCCCTCAAGGCTAGTAATTTCAATATCATCATTTGCAAATGACACCGTTCCTAATTCAATTCCACATGCATCAGCTGCTATTTTCAAAGCTTCTTTGCATTTACACGGCAAATGGAACAGTTCCAAATCAATATTTTTTTCAAGTTTATATACATTATCGTGGCATTCTATTTTCAGTTCTCCCTTGGAAAAGGTAGGTGTTATCAGCGTGTATTCTCCCTTTTTATACTCATTGTTATTGTTTATAATATATGGAATCACCTTTGCACCTTCTAATGTTTCCATACTGTATTTTTCATCATAGTTAAGAATATTAACTGTTAGTGTTTTACAAGAAGTAAAACCTACGCTAAATGTACTGCTGTCACTGCTAACATCTTCTATCGTTATTCCATCTTCCATAATTCGAGATGCATCTATTAACAGTTTTTCCCCTGTCACAAGTGTTATATCTATCTTTGCTGTGTCTATGCCCTTCTTTTCAACATTTAACATCAGTTACACCTCAATTCTGCTAAATTCAAGCGACCAATATACTTTACCATCCGTGCTGCATTCTACAATTTCCGCCTTTCTATCTCCAACATAGATATCTCGTGTACATGTTTTATATGGCACTCGTACATCTACATATTCCATCGCAGCATACTCTATACCATCCACAGCGTTGGCTATCTCAGCTGCTTTTTCCCATTCAAGTTTACTCCATTTTAACGGCACAGTGTCCTTTACTGCTACAACATCTTTATGTGCCTTTCCATCTAATGTACGGCCTGTCTGGCTGGAACTTAAATCTGAAATTGTCTGTTGATATGCATCTGGCAGAGGTAACTCTACCCCTGCCAAAACAAACCTAGGTTTAAATCTTCCCATAATATCTCCTATATTCCATATATTGGATCTTTACCCGTTTTAATAGTTTCTTTTTTATACCACTTAATAAATGCTTTAAAAAATTGTGCCATCTCCCCAGTAAGCTCCACGCCTACATCCACTGCCATCTTCTGTTCGCCTGATGTTGCAAATTCCTCTTTTATAATCTTTCTTAATAAAGCCTCTGGTGTCTCTATGTTAGTTCCATGTTTCTGATCTCCAAGTACAGCTGTAAATGGGCTATTTGGAGGAATAACAGCACCTTTAGCCAAAAACGGAATCTTAGGCACTGGTATTTTAGGAATAAAGCCAAACGGCTTGGCACCAACAATTGTCACATCTCTCAGTTTGCTGAATGCACTGTCCAGTTTATTGAACGGCGCAGCAACCACATTATTAATTCCACTTATAAGGCGATTTATAATACTTTTAAACACTCCTCCAATATTTGACGCTATCTGCGAGAAAGATGTTGCTTTAAAACATTTTGTAACACCATTCCAAGCGCTTGTGAATATTTTTTGCAATGTACTTCCAACTGAGCGGAACGGATTTATAACAGCGTCAACGACAGTATTAATTCCTTTTTTCACAAAGTTTAGTGAATTTGTTATACCATTCATGAGACCCTGCATTAAAAATGATCCAAAGCCGGCAAATACCGTGGATGGACTATGTATTCCAAAGAAATTACATACAGCATCTATAATAGGCTTAACCATGTTGTTATATATCCATGTACCTATATTCTTTATCAGGTTCCATATTCCCCCTTGTAATCCTTCAATCAGCATTTCTCCGATATTGTTTCCTATATCAAAGAAAAATGTTACAAATGCCAGAAATGCAGTAACAATCAGCTCTATCAGACCTCGTATTATTCCGCCCCAGTCAACTCCCTTTATTACTTCAAATACAGAATCAGCTACACCAGCCCAATCAACATTCCTAAGAAACTCCGTAAGCATGGAAACAAAACCTACCACTATACCTGACACATCCATTCCGAATTCCTGCCAATTAGCTGTATTAATAAAATCAGATATACTCTGTGCCAAGGACAATCCCAGCTGCGACCAGTCAAATGTGGATAGAAAACCATATATCCAATCAAACGCTCCATTTAACATATTTGCAAGTGTTATTCCTAACAGTGACCAGTCAAATGATGCTATACTTGCATTTATTCCGTTTCCAATATCACTTCCGAATGTCAAAAAGTCGAAATTTGTAAGAAATGTATTTATTGTAAGTAAAACCGTATTAAGACCATTAGAAACAGTCTGTCCTACTGTATTCCAATTAATTCCATCATTTAAGCCATTGAAAAATGATGCAAACCGGATAGATATATTAGAAGCTTCCTGCTGAATTGTACTCCAATCAATGTTTTGAAGTGAGTTGGTTATCTTTTCACCTATGGTTCTGCCAATGTCCGTCATGTCAATATTATTCCAAGCTTCTTTTACCTTTTCAGCAAATGTAGCAGCCCCGGCATCATCTTGTACATCAAATGTTACCGCAGTCCCAGAACTGTTATTTTCATCTGTGTTAGAAGACAAAATATTAAACTCATCAATACTGGTGGATGCAAGCTGTGTCTGTTTTTTAACATTTTTTGCCGCTGCCGCCTGCTTATTCAACGCTTTTGCCGCCGCATTGCTGGCACTCACGCTCTTACCAAATAAAGTATTAGTAAATACTGCAAGCTGGTTTGTTATACTTTTAAGCCCTGCCATAAGAGCATTAATATATGGCAAAACAGCTGTATACACAGGTTGAAATGCTACTAACAGATTTCCTTTCACAGCTGCCAACGATGAAGCAAACTCTTTATTAGCGGATAACATTCCGCCCATCTGGTCTCTTATTGCGTTAAGTCCTTTTGTTAGCACTGTGAAAAACAGTGCCGTTTTAGCTAATTGTGCAATTTTTGCAAAAGCTTTATTCAATTTATCTGAGGCCTTGTTTGTTCCATTAAATGCTCCATTTAAACCTGTAGCTCTTGAAAGTACTCTGCCAATGTTGTTTCCTACCATTTTAAGAGCACTTCCAAGCCTCTTCTTTCTTGCTATAGATCTTTTCTCAACTGCTGCCTGCTCCTTTTCTGACTGCTTAACTGCATTTGCCTCTTCTTTAGCCGCCTGCTTGGCTGCTTCCGCTTTAGCTTTCTCATCAGCTTTAGCCTGTGCCGCCTGATTTCTAAGAGCCTGCTTGGCCTGGTCAATTGCTATCTTATTAGCCTGCTGTTGCATGTAATAATCTCTAAGTTCACCTTGTGCATACTCTATAGATTTATTTAACTCTTCTATTGCAGCCTGATCTTCTTTGTATGTTTCAGAATTTTTCCCAATATCAATCGAAGAATAACTCGCAACCTTATCTTCCAGTTCCTCCAGCTGTTTCTTATATTCTTTTATCGCTGCAATTATGGCTTGTGGTCCATTAACATCATCAAGTTTAGCCATTGCCGCATTAACCTTCATACTTGCTTCTGCAGCTTTTATGGCATCATCCGATAAACTATTCAAATCATCCTGAACGCCGCTTGTGTCAATCTCTCCGACTGCCTTCTCTATATTCCTTCCCATATTTTCTATAGACTTGGCTATATCATTGGCCATGCTCTTTAAATCCTTGACATCCTCTTCCATTCCATCAAGGTTAATAGCAGTGTCAAAACTAATGGTTCCTTCGCCTTCTTCTTTTTTCGCCACACCCGTCCTCCTTAAATGCAAAAATAGAGGACTGTGTCAGCCCTCTATCCAAATATAGATTCTATAAGTTTTTCTTCCTCGATTTCTTCCTGCGTTTTAACCCGAGGGATATCAATCATTTCTTTATTTTCCTGATAAAACTGGCGCTCATATTTTTCAAGTTTCTTGCCCTTGCTTAGTTTCTGCCTTATATACACTACCTCTGAAAATACACATTCTCCTATTTCCATATAAAAGCCTACAAAGGTCCACCAGTGTATATAACGTTCCATACGAACCTCTTTACCGGCCACCCTATTTATGGCTGGTATAATTAAAGATTCGTCATGCTCCCAGTCCATCAGCCTTACACTCTGTGTTTTTTCCTCTGAATAACACTTGCCGCAATCAATAAACCATACAGCTTTATCATATGCTTCCTGCATACTGTCCTGTGGAAGGCTCTCATAATCCCGATATAGTATTCTCATACAAACATAGCATTTTTCATCATCACTAAGTTCCGGATCATTAAAAGCCTGTATGATTCTTAATATATCCCTGTAATCTGTCCTAATTGCGTACAGATTACCACCAACTTTTAATTTCTTTGGAAGACCATTCATTAGTTATCTTCTACCCTTCTTATTCTTACTGCGGCGCTGCTGTCTGTTTTCGTATGGAGCAGTATAACTATTAACTTTAAGATTAACATTATCCATAGTCTCTCCACATTCTTTTCCTATCAGTCTGCCAATCTTGTCGATTATCTCTTCTACAAGAAGCTTTCCCTTGCCAACCCTGCATAATGGAGACTGTCCAGCGAAAAGAATATCGTATACATCCGCATTAAACAGATAATTAAGCTGTTTCTTTAATTCTCCATTAAATGTGCTTATCTGCTTTGAGACTATTTCCACATTGTCTGCCGGGCTTCCATCTGGATTAATAGAAGCTTCTGGCAGACTCTCAGAGATTTTTTCAAGGTTTGCAACAACCTCTCTATATCTTGGAAGAATATTAATATCTCCAGGATTAAAACGTAAGACTCTATTAGAATCACCATTTATCTTGTAACTTTTCAGACCTTCATCAAACGAAAGATTTTCCATTCTCCTCTACCTCCTACACTGCTGTAAATGTTGGTGCTTTATCAGCCATGGTTACTGTGCCCTGCTTACGGTTTCCATTAAAGCTAATATTGTACGGAATTGTAACCGCACCTGCTCCACCACCATAACTCTGTGGCTTTACAAGAACATCTTCTATCCATGCTTTATATGGTCCTTCTACAGTATCAACCACTACTTCAAGAATCTGAGTTGTACAGTCTTCTCCTGTAAGTCTGTTCATACTTATATCAAGCAGCTTCGGATAAATAGCGTCCTGCGTATTAGCATAATATGTATCAACACTCATGGACGGCTCATATCCATTGTCCTGTGTAGAGGTCTCTTCCCATATGTTTTTCTTTGTCTCTGTGTCCGGATTAAGTTCCACATTCATTTCCTCTACATCTTTTCCTATAAGAAACCACACTGGATCACCTGTACCAAAATTAGCATTAATATAATGCAGTAAATGCTTTCTTTTCAGCTTACCTATTCCTGTTTTAGCTTCCTCTCCACTTCCAAAAAGCTGCAACTTAATTTCTCTGTTTCTGTTCATAATTACCTCCTATGAATCTAATGTGTACTGAATAATTATCTGCAATTGATACCTTACCGGTCCCGTTACTTCATCATTCAGATAAGTTACAAGCATTGCGTTGGCACAATTCATATTCTTAATATGGCCGTGATACAGCTCATGCCCGTCACCTTTAGTAATCTCATACTCATTTTCTTCTACATTCTCAAGGTAGAAAGCCAGTTCATCAAGGAATGTACTATTACTTAATCTGTCATAGTCAGAAGATGCCTGACAGGTTGAATACATAATCATATCCATCTGTCTTACCTGTCCGCCAAGCACATCTTCCTTTATCTTGCTGTCTCCTGTTACAAAGAGCCCGGTTTCTCCTTCAGTATTATCCGAAAAGTCATAATGAATATTGTTAGTAAATTCATCTATCCTTGGATAGTTCATTATTATTTCTTTAGCTGCTTCTAATACTGTCATAGTTTGTTGGCTAATGCCTGCGCTCCTTTCAGTATCTGGTCTTTCTTGGCTTTTTTCATTCTCTCGAAATAAAAAGCCCCTCTTGTTGGTGCTCCCTGATATTGTAGATCTCTTGCTGTTACTATCTTTTTAGCATCTTTAGGTGCATATGTACTTCCTGTAGGTTCGTATATCATTACTTTACCTTCATGTTGGAAACGTGCATAAGATGTATTAACATTAATTACACCAGAGCCTGTAACTGTACTGGTTATCATGCTCTGGATCATATGTCCTTCATCTCTCGGCATCATAGGCGACATCTGTTTCATAACCTCATTATCAATAAAAATTTGCACAGGACCTCCTTTTTGGAGTCCTTTTCTTTTATTTGGGAAGTCATTTAACATTGCCTTAAAACTACCTTTGCACTCAAATTTCATACTATCACCTGCAATTCAATTCATAATGCTGCATATTACTGCTTCCATAGTGCTTATCTGCAACCTTAATAATCTCATATACCTTTGCAAGCTTCTTTAGCTGCTTAAGGCTGTCAGATATGCCCTTGTCGCTTGTATTATCAAACTCAAGTTCACATTTTCCTTTAATAACAATATCTTTACGAACAGTAAATACCATATCAGCAGAACAAGGTATGCAAATATACACCTCATCAGCGCCACTGTTACCCTCTTTGCTTATATTCTTTTGTGTGCTGTCCTGCCAGAACACTTTTTCAATATAACATCGCTCATATCCGTTCTCTGAATATGAATACAGCGTCATGTCTGAATTAGTGTACATCTTCTGTCTCTTTCTTTTTAACCGACTTTAATTCCTCAACCTCATAGCCGCTTGCTTTCAGGACAGAAACGACATAGTCATTGTTGCTGTAGCCTATTCCATCTTTGAATTCAATTCCATACAGAATCTCATTCGTTTTCTTAGGTGCTGTAACTTTATATTTCATGAGTACATCCTCCTTGCATTATACGGCTCAATAAGTCTGTACCTGATAAATACATATCAATAAGTTCCTTAATATCCGCTTTTAATGTTTCTTTCTGTGTAGCACGACTTTCATACGTCACAGAATAATCACCGACTTTCTCGGATGTTATTCCTTGCGTCTCCGTTGCCTTATCGTATCTGCACATCTTTTCAGCAATAGCACATGTACACTGCTTAACTTTATCCGGAACATTCTTTATCTTTTCAATTTTCCCATATGTGTAATGACTTAACCATGTTCCAGCCTGTTCCGCATAATAATCAAAATCAGAGGCGCTAATAAGCGCCGTCCTGCCTGACAGGTAGTTATCCGTGTAATAACTGTAATCTGCGTATCTCATTAGCACCTCCTATATTAAAGACTTGGTAACAGTACAGAGAATGGGCATCTCTTAGTCTTGTTCTTTTCCATAAGGTTCACTGGATTAGGAATCTCCCAGCCAAGTCTCATTACAGCTCTAAGTGCAACCATATCATTCTGCATAAGGTTATATACAATTTCCTTAGTTGATGGATCCTGAATTACACCTTCTGTGAATATCTTGTATGTAATATCCTGTCTGATTGAATATACAAGCTGTTTAAAGTCTCCACCAATCATAAGCGCCTTAGTCGCATCAAATGCACCATTTAATGGGAAGTACATAGGACCTCCATCAAGCGCATACTGTGTTGAGCCCTGCATATCTGATTTAAAGAGTGGATGTCCATTTTTATCAACTAAGCTTCTTAACTTAGCACGCATTGTTACATCACCGATATATCCGTTAGGAAGATATCCCGACTTCTCAATGCTTGCAATTGTTCCACCCTCTCCCATTATGTCGTTGTAAAGATCATCCGTTAAATTCTTCTTTGCGCCTGCTGCCGTAGCTGTAGTAACAATATCATCTCTCCATTTAGTCGGCTTATCTACTCCAAATAAAATTGCACCATCAATCTTGTTAGCAAATGCCTCTGCGACTCTTGGCTTTATTTCGCCCCAGAGGTCATAGTCTGCATCATCTAATACTGCCTCCGGAATTGGAATAATAACAGCAATCTCCTCAGCATAGATTATTTTCTTGTCCCATGCCTGTCTTGATGTCTGCTTTGTTCCTGGTTCTCCATTCACAAAATATGCTAATGGGAGCATATCAAGCACTGGCATAGATGTTTTATTGCTTGTCATGTTAGGTAATTTCCTTCCTAACTGTAATACAGCTGAACCCTGCACTGCAGACTGTATAATTTCTCTGCTTATCTGTTCTGGAATAAGTGCGCCGGCATCTTCTCTGCTTACCATACTTCCTTCTGCAAATCTCTGTAAATTTAATTTACTGTTTCTATTCATGTTTACCTCCTATTTCCCTTAAATGCAGCTTTTAAAGCGTCATTTATTTTTTCATTAGATGTTCTTGTATCAGCATTTCCATTACCAGATACACCAGTGGATACCCTTATCCCTGTCTGTTCTCTGTATCGTGGATTATCCTTTAAGAACTTGTCTGCTGCCGCATTAAAATCCGTCTTATCATCAACCATCTGGCTGATCTTAAATGTTACATAATCCAAATCATCTTCTTTTACTTTCTTCTGTCGTAAAAGGTTCTGATTCTCCAAGGCAGTAAGTTTTAACTTAGCCTCGTCCCTTTCTCTTTCCAAAGCACTTACATTAGGCTTTGAAGCTTCCTTCTTTGCCTTGTAATCCTTAAATGTCTCTTCTGCTTCCTGCCTAGACATGCCCTGCTGTGTGAAGTAGTTCGAGAGTGCTGCTTTTTCTGCTCTCTCTGCTATTGCAGATGCAATCTCTTCTGCCTGTTCAAAGCTGTAGCTACCATGTGTTTCTTTCCCGACTGTTCCAGATGTTCTCTCTCCGTCGCCGTCACCAAAGAGCTGTAAGTTTAATTTTCTTTTCATAGAAAACCTCCTGTTGTTCCGTGTTTAATGCCTCTCACGTTTCGGCACGAAAAAAGGCGCGGTCATTTTTGACCTCGCCTTGATTTCGATATATTTTTTTCATTTTAAAGATTAACACACCTGAAGCGGACAAAACGGACAAACTTTTTATAATTTTCAGAAATTGCCCTTGCACCTGTCTCAAACGCCCTTAATAACAGGATTGTATCCATATCTGGATTCTTACATTTCAACTCCATATATCCGTTTTCCTGCCTGCATATGCACTCATCTTTCGTCAAATCCTCTATACTCATAATACATGTCTGACTTATAGCTGATACTGCAGCACACACAATATCCTTTCCAGGTTCAGCATATCCTGCATGTCCATCTATTATAAATCCATTATCGTACATCTGTATTAATATCATATTACACCCTTCCAAGACCATCTACTGTTACTCTGTCTCTTCTCTCTTTCATTCCCATTTCTGCCGCAAAATCCGTGTATTCAGCACTGGTCTTTCTATACTGTGCCCTTGCCGCCTTTATCTGTTCCTGTTCTGCTCCTGACTGTTTTAACAGGTGTATATCCATTCTCTGCTTTCTCATTAGTGCTTCAAGCTGTCTCATTCTCTGCGTTATCTCGTATGTAGTGTACTCCTTGCCATTGTACTCTCTTTTTCTGTTCTCTTTAGCGTTCATTTCATTCAGTTGCTTATCTGTATAGAGTCTTACAGACACACCAGGAATAAAAGCCCAAAAATGGTGATAACAGTTAATGCCACATAAGCCCAGAGGATCTACGCCATACCCTGTTATTTGTACAAAATCCGGATATTCTTCTGCTGCCACTTTGTCTCCTTTCTGTTGCACTGGTGCAACTTGGGTAAAAAAACAGCCACCGGTCTCTCAACTGGTGGCTGTTTAACACAAATATCTAAGCTATAAAATCTCCGGCCAATCCGTTAATTTATCGCTTTCTTCTCTGAGTCTTTCTTCCTCTTTTTCAAAATCTTCAATAGTCCAGTCAGGATGATGTATCACAACATCCTGATAAAATCTTATTCTATTTCCTGCCATGATATTCCATACTCCTTTCTAAACTCATTTAAAGCCTTTTCATAAGCTTCTCTTGTATTTAAATTATATTCTTTAGCACAATACTTGTCAATTCTGCTATCTAATAACGCTGGTAAAAAAGGTCTGTTTCCTACAGAATACTTATATATTCTTCCATCATGTGTTACAACTATTCCATACTTATATCCTCTATATCCTGCTGCAGTAAAATCACTGCCATTAGGAAGCAAATTGGTTGGGTGGTTATGTATTCCAACCATTTCCATTTTGCAATTTTTTACTATACTGCTTTGCTTCTTACTCAATTCTACACCAAGAGCATCTCTTTCCCCCCTTACATTAAGTAAAACCTGTTTATTAGGAACTGTTATTATACACAAACCTTCTGTATCACTGTTGTTATTATTTCTCAGTAATTCTATAGATTTATTATATATCAGATTGTTTAATTCATTATCCTTGCTAATTTTTTTAAATTTATTTGCATAAGCCTCTGAATTAATATAATCTAAATTTATACTGTTCGAACCAATTCTTTGAGCATTATTGCCTATATATCCTTTCTCATGATGTCGTACAGTCTTTTTAACTCCTGCCTTAACCTTAGCCTCTTCAATAACCTTTTCTATATTCTCAGGTATCTTTTGCCCTTTTTCCTTAGCAAGAAAACCTTCAGCAAATGCTTCATATGGACTCTCTATGGCATATTTACTTATTTTTGCGGCTTCTATCTTAGCATTTGCAGAATATTTTGTGTTGATATCGTACTTCCAATCGCCATTAATAAGCTTGCCGCCTTCTTGATATTCAGGATCATTTCTAAGAAGCTGCTCCTCATTTTGTGCCTTATCTGATACAGCATTTACTTCATTTCCCCTGTTCCACTTAAACACACGCCCCTGCCATACCTGATGTGTAGGTCTAGCAGTCTCATGCCAACTTACTTCTACATAGTCCGTGTGAAGCTTGTCCATATTCTGCTCTGTTACCTTTGCTGTAACCTGTGTAACCGCTGTCATTATGGCGCGTCTCGCTGCAACCTCTATACGGCTGGTTCTTCCACTTGCATAATCTATTGTTCGTATCCCAGAGTTGGTCATCTCATTTATAGTACGCTTAATGACCTGACTATAACTGAATGCTCCACTGGTTATTTCAAATACTGCTCGGCTTAAAGCGTCTTTGTAATACTTGGTTAGTGGTACCCATGTCTTAACACCTTCCCTCTGTCGTACAAAGCCCATTGTATTAGTTATATTCTTATATGTCCCCTTAGTCTGGTCCTTTATTGCCCCTATAAACTGTTGGAGCTGTTTGTTGTCTTTGTATGCAACAAAATCAGCTCCAACTGCTTTATATAAATTACTATCCCTGTTATACCCTCTCTCAAATACATCACCAAATATATCTTCAATTTCAGAGTATGTAAGCTTTAATGTCTTTTCAACATACCGCTTTATCATTTTTTCACTTTCGCCCATCTTAACAAGCTGGAAGATATCATATTCTGCCGTTCCGGTTATCATATTGTTTTCTTTTATCCTGGCAACAATATCTTCCAGTATCTTAAGCTCTAAGTCTGAAAATGCCTGCTCTATTGGCTTAGGCATCTGTTCCATTTCTTCCTGCGTCAATGCCATATGTTATCACTCCAATACTGTTTCCTGCACTGGAAGCTTCTTCTGTGCCTCTTCCAGTGTTTCCCCGTAATACTTAGCTCTATATTCTGCCAGAGACATTACACCCATAGATACATCATTTCTATCTTCCTTGCGAATTGTGTCTTTGTCTTCAATTATAGAATCATCAAAATCTATGTTTACCTCTGCCTCTTCATCTACTCCTGCCCCTATACTGTTACCAAGCCGGCATATTATTGCTATAAGCTCTGTAATAACATTATTTAAGATAATTTCATGTTTCTTAATTGTTCTGTACATATCACTATTCTCAGATATTACCTGTGTTGCTGTAGTTATATTGCCATTCTCAAACTTATAGTGTTCTGTTCCAAACCCTGTCTTTACAGAAAGAATATTAAGAAAATCATTAATACCTTTATTATGAGCCTCCGCCCTTATCTCCATATTACTTTCAACGATTGGTTTTTTATCGTCCATATTCTCTTCTGGCAGTTTATAGAACACGACATCGTCTGGATCAAATTGCTTGTTTCCACCAATTGTTTCCTGCATAACATCATGGCTTACATATATTCGCTTCTTTCCGAGTACAAATTCATTGACATAACTGTCATAGGCTGTGTCACATCCCTTTAACTGGTCTATTGCATTTGCATATATTGCAATCCCCATAGGATTGTCTTCATCAAAGTTGTTGGCCACATTGAGCTTGTCAATCACAAATTGCCGCTTACTACTGCCAGTATGTATAACAGGGGTCAGGTTTTGGAACGGTGCCATGCCTTTCCATAGCGCCTGCTCTACTTCCGTGCCGGCTCCCTTTGTTGCCTCCACAACGTGGTTATGTATTACATACTCTCCATTCTCTATAGCATGTATCTGTATAACAGCGTATTCCTTTGTCTTATATGTCTTAGGAAACACGAAAGCGCATTCTTCTATGTAGTCATTACTCCAGCTAAGGGGATATATATTATCTGCTGCCACATAATCTATTTTTACTTCTCCATGTCCTGCAATAAGTTCTCCTGTCTCTTCATTTGCCATTGCATTTGTTATATATGGCACATACGCTACAGTCCCTAATGCAGCCTTCTTCTCCTGATATGTATTCCCCAGCACCTGCCAGTTATTTTTCTCAAGAACATCTTTAACATATTCGCTTGTATGCTCATCATTTATCGTTATCGATACATGCTCATTGAGCAGAAGGTCAGCCATATCTTCACTAAGCTTCTTAGCCATTCCCATAGCCCCTCTTTTGCAGTTAATATACTTCTCGCCGGAATATATCCTATACGAGTGAAATCTCCTTACATTAGATTTGTACCAACTTTTCCATTCTTCTATTTTGCTGTAAAACCCTGTATCTATTGTATCATAACCATATTTCTGTAAAAATTTTGTTATTATCATTTAGTCCTCCTGTTCTGCTATAGGTAAAAAGTACTTAAGATACTTCCACATTCCCATAACCGCATAACGCATAGCATCCATGCAGTGGTCATTTATCTTCACTGGTACTTCTTTCCCCTGTTCAATTGATTTGGCATCATATTCGTATGTACCAGCTTCCCGTGTAAGATTCTCCTGTGTTGGAGATACCTCCAGCACCCCATATGTCATTATTTTTTGTGTCCTTGATATTCCCAACGCAACATCATTTTGAGCATCTACTATCTTTACAGCCGGGCATTTACGCTTGATTTCTTCCGCGAGACCTTTGGCGGAAGGATCTATATACACAATGGCTGTCGCTATTCCATATTCTTTCTGCAGTTCTTCAAAGTATTCTTTAAAGTCTGCCGCATACTCTGATGGGGATTTCTGTTTACCTTCATCTCTTCCAGAATAATAGTATTCTTTAAGCCCTCTGAATTTTTTCTTTGCAACATCCAACCCCCATGCCTCATAGGTTGTTGCGTTCATCTGTCCATAATCCACTCCGATTGCAACCGGATAAACAGCTCTTGGCGGCTCAACTATCATGTTGGGGTTAAACATGTAATATATGATTTCATCTATTCCGGTACTCTCTCCCAGCCACACCCAACGATATTGTTTTTCATCAGATTTTTTTAACGTCTCCGCTGTCTCTATAAGGTCCTTTCCTACCCACTCTGGAGGAACATCTTTGTATGTCGTGTGAATATGCACACAATCTGGACGCTTCTCCATCTTTTTACACCACTCTACGATTGGAGCATTGGGATTCTTGGGTGGATTGTATAGATATATCATTTGGAAGCCGCCATTATTTCCTCTGGCAAATGTCGCTTCTATGTTTAAAAGCTCATCTTCTCCATCTCCATCATCAAAAAATTCTGTAGCTTCATCGATAATTACCAGTTTTATAGGCCTATCCTCGTCTATAATACCTTTGGTATCGTCGATACCGTCCGAGCCTGCAAAATACATCGTATTCCCATTTTTTAAATATTTAATCTCCATGGGACTCTTGGTTATATGGAACTTGCTCTTAGGTACTTTTAATCGGCTAATTCCTCTAAGCATCTCCTTATACACGGTCTTTCTAAGCTTATTGTGATGCTTTCTAAGCACTACAACCGAACCCTTTTCCGAAGAAACAATCTGGTAATCTCCCCTTATCGCTGCGAAGCTGGATTTCGTTCCAGCTCGGCCAGATGTAAGAATGATATGCTTAATACTCCGATTATTAAATAATGGCTGGTATTTAGGTATTATCAAATCACTTATCCTTATTTCAGACATCGTTAATAATCACCACGCTTTCATCTTCTCCATCATCTTCCTTGTGCTGCAGCTTATCTCTTTGTGCATTTAACAGGTCAATTTTTGCTTTCTGCTCCGCTGTGGCCATATCCATATGTGCCGCGAGCCAATCAAGCGCTTTTAACTGGTCATACATCTTAATTTTTATTCCATTCTGTCCCTCTGATATTTCCGCCAATATGCTTGTATCCGTGTAATCGGATTCTTTCAAATCAACATAAGAATATTCATTTATTTTTTGCTTTCCCGTGTTAGGATCTATAATAGGAATGTCCCTTCCATCCTTCTTAACCCACATAGGGACCCTTTTCTTTCCAAATGTTACATAATCCCCAATATCTGAGAACGCTATATCCATATACTTCTGGAATATATCTTCCTGAGTTAAATACTCTCTTGTTATCCGTTCTTTTTTAAGAATATCTATCATTTCTTTAATCTTAGGATTCTTTAGTAATCTGCAACCCTCTACTGCCGCCGTACTGTAAGAACAGTTATATGCCTTTAAATATGCTCTTGTGGCATTAAAACATTTAACAAAATACAAACAAAAAAGCCGTTGTTTTTCGGTCAAATTGGTATTGTCTTCTACCATTTGAACATCATTCACAACAGCTTCATTTTTTGTGTGCACACCTTTTTCAGTTTGTGTGCATACTTTTTCAGTTTTGTGTGCACACTTTTTCGAATGTACACTTTTATTAGCTTTCGTCCAGCCATACCTTGTTTTCCAGCTTTTTATAGTATTAATACTTACACCATACTTCTGTGCCAGTTCCTTATATTTCATGCCGGATATATAGTCAAGTTGCGCCTGTTCATAGTTTGGTGCATTTGGCATGCATTCACCTCCATTCAAAAACTCCGACTGCTGCCAGTGAATTTCTTCACAAGCCTGCTGCCGGAGTTTTCTCGATAAATATTGGGGGAAGGTCTTATCAAATCGTTTGATATCGATTCCAAACTAAATACTAACACACTTAAAGCGGACAAAACGGACAAAGATTATTTTTTTAAATACCTTTCCATTTCTTTTCTACAGCTTTCCGCAGTACAATTCTTCCCCATATGCATAGCCACCTGATACCATGTCATTTTGTCAGTGTACTTAAGACGCATCATGCGTCTCATTCTCACATTAGGTTCTTTCTCTATTAACTCTTTAATCCGCTTAAGAATATTATCAATCTGCTCCTTTTTTAACTGCTTCATCTGCAGCTTTGTTTTCCTCTCAGAGTATATCTTATGTGGAAATCCCTCTATAACATAATGCTGCTTGCCTCCGTTACCACCAGATACACTATCTCTTTCTGTGTAGCCTCCCTTACGTGTCATATTGTCAAGGTCCTTTTGGATCTGTGTGATTTCCCGCTGTAAGTCTTCCTGTTCTTTTATCAAATCAGGATATTGTTTTAATAATTTTTTGATATCGTTCAAGTTATTCATCACCTACCTTCTGTAATATAGTCTTATCTGCTGCCAGTTCTTCAACATTTAGTATTTCTAAAATATAATACTGCCTATCCGGCGAAGCTCCCCACTCTGGTCTACCTTTTCCAATCCATAATCTACATCTTGCTTTTATTGCTTTAGAATTCTTGGAATAACCATTACGAAAAATAATCTCCTGAACCCTGTCTTTCCTTATCTCCTCTGGTACTTCCTCGCCTTGCAACAACTCATATTTGCTTCTATCTGAGAAGATACTTGATGGATATATAGTTATTGCTCCGAACAGATTCCGGAATCTTGTTTCGTAATATTCTTTTATTTCCCGATACTCTTCTTTCTTCTCTCCTGAAAGAATCATATCAAACCACCTTTTCTTGATTGGCAATATTAGCATTATGAATCACCTTCCCTTCCAAGCATATCAGCCTTGATTAATTCATAAATAATATCAAGGTATGTCCTGTAGTCTCTATATCTACAATTTGCGTTTTTGTGTATTCTTGGATCGTCATTTTTCCAATTCATAACATCAAAGTGTACATCACTCACAAAAATCATTTTTGCACCTCTTGCAACGCAAAGATAATAACAACCGCTCTTGCCATATTCGCCCTTACACTTCTTAAAACCAAATTTTTCAAATTCTTTAGCTTTTACTTTCGGTATTAACATTTCCTCTCCCACCTGCCTTTACTATCTCAATTGCTTTATTATAAGCAACCAATTGACCTAATTCTTTCGGCTTATCTTTTATAATGTTATCAAGCATTCTGTTTACCGGGACTTGGCTTTTTAATTTTTCCAACTGTTCAACAACCTTGTTCACATCATAAGCGGTTGGCTGATTATCAATAAAATCAAGAATCGCTTTCATCTGGCTTTTATTGTAATGCTGTTCCGAAAAATTCAGTTTATCCGCATCAATCAGTCTCATTTTTCCCTCCTATTTGCCACTAATATATACTATCTGTGAACCATCTTTAAGCCAACATATAATTGCGTTTGGTATCTGGCTATTATCATTTATTCCAGCTATATGTATACTACTAGCAGGCTTGTAATCAATAATTCTTGTTCGTATATGCTTTTTAGCTTCTTTCAACAACTTTTTATAAGTCATGTCTAGCTCCTTTATAGGTCCAAGTAACTTATTCATGTTACCTCTCGACATACCGCTCTCCATCACACCAGAAATAATCTTCTGTCGGCATGTTGTTCTTTATAATAGTCCTATTGTTACATGTATATTCTGTTACCTCACTCTTGGAGCATTGCTCACAAGTCATCTCCGTGAAATCTTCGCACCTCTCAATCTTAATCATCTCGCCAAGATCAGCTTCATTATTAAGCTCATTTATGTATATTACAAGGCTGTTATCTCTTTCTATCTCTACTGTACTACCGTCTTTCTTTGTTATTTTCCACATATAATTACCTCTCTCCTATGTCATCTATTGCTCTTGAATATTCATCATAGAGATTGTCATCATTAACACACATATTTATTAAGCAATACAAATATCCCTGAGCATATTCTATGCTGCATTGTTTTGTCTTAATTTTATTTTTTAAAATTATGTATTCGGACTTGAAATCCTTGCCTGTAACTTCTACCGTTCCTGTTTCTTTCATTTTTTCGAAGTAAAATTTTATTGGCTCTCGTTTTTCCTGAACCATACCAAACCTCACAGCGATATTGTAAGTGCACACATCCCTTTTTAGCCTGTCTGGTATTTTTTGTAGTTGTTCCCTAAATGTCTCTAAATCCATCGTTGCCTTGTATCGATTGCAAGAGCCGCAGGCTGGCATCATATTGCTTACATCGTGAACATCTATGTCCTCGTCATACTCATAATTTCTTAAACAATGCAGATGGTCTACATTAAATCCTTTTTCCGGTATCTCGCAACCACAATATGCACAGTGACCATTATATTTTTGATACACAATCTTTCTAATCTTTTTAGGAATAGTTTTCCGCATTACCTGTTCCTTCTTTCTGGTGCCATCTCTATTGTATTTATCCGCCGGCTTATAGAACGGACACTACTTGTCCTCCTTGGCGCAATATAACTCAATAAGCCCTTTGCAATCTCTCTGCTCCAAATTAATCATTATGCGGTCTTTATTCATCCCAGTTTCTCCTTCCTGCAAAACATAACGCTGATATTACCCACGCCACTATAAAGCCGGCTATAAAACCTATTATTCCTGCTGCCATACTACCTCCATATACCCATGCTTTTTAGTATCATATCTGCAAGTTTCTCTGCTTTTTCATCCAAAGTCTTCTCCTTCTCTTTTTCAAATTCTTCATCCGTCATCAGGGCAATTTCCTGCATATGCTCTATTTTGCTCTTAGCAAAATTCTCCGAAAGTCCTGCTCTAATCATGCCTCTATACACTTCCCTTGTTATTACTCCTAATTCTGCTGTTAATAGTGCGGGTGTTCCCTCCATTTTGATTCTTCCTTTATCACATTTAATCATAATCATTCTCCTTATTATTTTATTAGGCAAATCTTAATTGCCCTGTCTTTTCCTCGTTTATACTGCAGTTAGGCATTCTCTGCGCTATGCATAATTCTTTAAGATTAGCTCTTACCAGTGCATTAGGTACCATTGGACTAACAGAATTGCCACATCTCTTAACCTGCTCAGCTCTTGGATATGTCTTGCCTGTATAATCGCGGTCAATTATGTAATCTGCCGGAAATCCCTGGCATCCATACAGTTCTCTAGGTTCCAACATTCGCAAACCAATATCTACAATTTGATAATCCACACCTTCTATCGTTACCAAACCAAATCTATCCTTTGTTGTAACTGTATCAAGTGGTTGCTCTATATCCTGCCCTGTTGCATCCCCGTAATATTTAATTAAAAACGCTCTGACTTCTCCAAAATGCCCTGGTGATGTGGTTATGGTATGTAATGGTTCTCTTAAATCCTGTCCTGTGCCGCTTTTATAAAATTTGCTCAAAAATGATGTAACCAGTCCGTACCGGTTTGAACCATCCACAGTCATGATTGGATTTCTAATAGTCTGCCCTCTTACTTCTCCTTGTGCTGTCTCGGAATGGTACTGGATTAGCGTTGGCACCACCAGCCTGTTATGATCTACTGTAGTGATTGTGTCTATTGGTTTATCGACTCTGCTACCACTGCCTTGATAATTACCACCATATGCCTTATCGATAATCGGTGTAAGCGTTGGCTCTACAATTCCATATCCATGTTTACCTGTAATTGTTGGCAATGGTTCTTTAGTATCCAGCGGCCTTCTGTCTCCACCATGATTACACTGAACAATAAAAGGTTCTGGATTATCCAAAACAAATTTCTTTAAGCCTCTTGCGATTCTTTCCATTGTCTTAGGTGCTAATGGTCTTACCGCTTTTATTCCATATTTCTCCTTTATCTGTTCAGATGTATCAAATATACTGGGGCATGGTCTGCTAAAATCTATCTGCGTATATGCTCCAACATAAGGTTTTAGCAGTCCCTTTTTCACGGCTTCGCTGTCTGCCGGCGCATGTGTAGGCTCTGGCCATATAATGGGTTTCTTGTCACATCTTGCAACCATAAAGAATCTCTTTCTCATTGTAGGTGCTCCGTAATCTGCTGCCACAAGTTCCTTAAACTGCACTTCATAACCTAAATTCTGCAGCTGGCTTACAAACTTATTAAATGTCTTGCCCTGCTTTGTTTTTATTGGATGATGCCCTCTGTTCAGTGGTCCCCATGTCTTGAATTCTTCTACATTCTCCAACATGATTACTCTAGGTCTTACCAGTCCAGCCCACCGGCACGCTACCCATGCAAGACCTCTTATATTCTTATCCTTTGGCTTTCCGCCTTTTGCCTTGCTGAAATGTTTACAGTCCGGAGAGAACCAGGCAAGCCCCACAGGATACCCATTACATGCCTTCACTGGATCTACCTGCCATACATCTTCACAATAATGCGTTGTATTCGGATGGTTTGCTTTATGCATTGCAATAGCCTTAGGATCATGGTTAATTGCTATATCCACACTAAAGCCGGTAGCTTCTTCTATTCCGGTGGAGGCACCGCCCCCGCCAGCGAAATTATCAACTATTAATTCCCCGTTTATCATATCAAGCCCCCATAAAGTCAAACAGCGTAGGTGTTTCTATCTCATTTTCTGCTTCCTGAAGATATCCCACCCCATCTCTGAAATAGTCACAGCTCAATTCTATTCCATAGCCATATCTTTTCATTTTTACTGCCGTCATTGGAACTGTCATTAAACCGCCAAACGGATCAAGAACCGTGTCACCTTCATTGCTGTATCTGTTAATGATTCTTTCAACAATATCAAGCTGCAGCGGGCATACATGCATCTGCTGCCTGCGTCTGCTCTGTGTTGTATTAAGTGTTCTCATTCTGTTTATATCATCCCATACATCTAGGTTATTCCATGAACCGGGAGCAACAACCATAAATGTGGCTGGGAGTTTATCATTTTTATCCAGTTCTTCCGCAAGCTTTACATGTTCTTCATAGCTGTATACATTGGAACGGCTGTATTCCCTATACACTCTCTGTAAATCATCAACATTGAATTCCTTAAGCTCGTCTTTGCTTATAAGCCTGTTCCCGGAACTTCTCCAGTATCCGTGAGCATCTATCTGCCATTGTGCTCTTGTATAATCTTCCTTGGTTTTCTTTACAGGATCATCCGCATATGCATTAGATTTATCTGTTGGAAGTTTTCTGAACAGAAGTATATATTCCGGACAGCCTACCCCCATCTTTGAACCATCTTTACACTGTTCAGACCAGCCAAGGCGGTATGTCTGGTTATTCTCCCTGACCACATCTGTAACAACTGTTATCATTCCAAAATACTGAAAACCATGTTTCATGTAGTGTTCTATACACTGTGCATGAAACGGCTCTATTGTAGGCATTCCAGTTCCTGTAGCATTTCCAAATAATACCCTGTCTTTAACATGGATGGCTGCTACCCTGCCAGGTTCAAGAATCCTTAAAAGCTCCGGTGTAAGGAAGTCCATCTGCTCAAAGAACTTTTCTGTATTCTCATTGTGTCCGAAGTCGTTATAATTGGCGCTATACTCATAATGATTTCCGAATGGAATAGATGTGTGTATAAGTCCTACAGAATTACTCTCAATCCTTCTGCATTCTTCAACACAATCATCATTTACCGCTGTATAATGCTTTCCCTGTACTTTCACTGTCTCAACTCCCATCTTTCTCTCTAACCGCTTTATTTTAGATGCCGGACTTAAACCATATTTCTTTACAATATCCGTCATTTTCTTAACCATATGATTATGATTCTTCCATTTCTCAAGCAGTGCTTCTTTTATCTGTCTTTCGTTCTCCATGTATATAATGTCTATAACAACTGTATCTGTCTGTAAGAACCTGTAACATCTATGTACTGCCTGAATAAAATCGTTAAACTCATAATCAATACCCAAGAATATCTCCCTGTGACAATACCTCTGAAAATTACAGCCCGAACCTGATATTGATTTCTTTGTTGCAAACAGCTTGATTCTTCCCTGTGCAAAATCAATAACACGCTTTTCCCTTATGTCATAATCCTGTGAGCCGTATATATCTACAACTTCGGGTATTGCCTTAAGAATTGCTTTTCTCTCAGACTCTAAGTCATGCCACAAAAGGAAATGCTCCTCAGGCGAACTCTCTACAATCTCTTTCATCTTTTCAACACGCTGGTCAATGCTGTTTCTTTTTACATCTGCAGCTTCCTTCAAGCCTGCTGCCGCTTCTGTAAATAACTGCATTTGTCCTGTTTTATCAGACGTATCCCCGTAATGTATTGGTATCTCATGCCACCTTACATCAAGCGTCGGTAATACATATCCCTCATCGGAATATTCTGGATTTACATCTGAAGGTTTCGTTATGAACAATGCCCATGATGACACCCACAGCCAGAATTCATCTTCCATATTCGGGTACAATGTAAGATTGTTTGCCTTAGTGCTGTCTCTCTGAAAGAATCTTGTAAGTGCCTGCCCTGTGTCCATTACCTCAAGATAGCCGGCATAATGTATAAGCTCCTTGTATTTGTTTGGACTTGGCGTTGCTGTGGCTACAAGCTTGTAAGGAACATTCTTGAACTTATCAAGAAATGTCTGGTATGTCTTACTTCCAAAAGATCTTAAAACACTTGCTTCGTCTAAAGATGTTGCAACAAAATAATCCGGTCTTATATCACCATCTCTTACTCTTTCATAGTTTGTAAGAACAATCCTGCTGTCACAGGATTCTACTTCTTCCATGCTTCTGCAATAAACAGGTGCATCATATCCAAGAACATTCTCAGCGTCCTGTGTAAATTCCTGTTTTACTCCAAGCGGAAGAACAATTAAAGCTCTTCCTCCTTCATGATTTATTACCTGTTTACAGAATTCTATTTCCTGTATGGTTTTACCTAAACCAAAACTTTCAAATAAAGCTCTTTTTCCACCTTTAAGTGCCCATATTACGGCATCCCTCTGATGTGGCTTTAATGCTTTGTTAATATCTGTCGGATTTACTTCAAATCCGCTATCCTGTGCAAGTTCTATCTTGCTTTCTAAAAACTCCTGGTATGTCATTTTTTGAAAGGAACATCGTACGAATCACTCTGGCCAGAGTTCCAGGCTCCTTTCTGATATTCTTATTTCTCTGCTGCCCTCATGCATTTATATGAGCAGTAACATTTACCATTTCTTTTGTAGCCCCATGTCTCTCTGCTTACCGTTATTGTGGATACATATTTACCACATTGTGCACAATAAAACCCAAAGGCGTCATTGCGCTTCTTTACTGGGAGACTTCGCCTTTCTGTCAGGCTTATCCCCTTTTACTGTTACCGCGTCACTCAAAGCTGATATACAGGCTTCTAAAGACTTACAATGTTCCTCAATTACCTCATCTAATCGATTCTTGATATACTCAACTGCATCATCTGCTATGTCTTTCATGCCTGGGAGCTTGTACAGCTCTGTATATCCTGCGTAATGGCTTCTGTCTTCACTCGGCTCTCCCTTAAATAAATCTGCTCCTATAAGTTCTTCCTTGACGCGGTACATATCCAGTACCATATTTGCACCATCTTCAATTGCAAGCCCCAGCCTGCCTATCTGTAACAATGTTTCCTGTGTCATTATTTCTCTCTTTCACTAATGTTTATAACTGCTGCCACAACATCTTCTCTGTTCCATTCTGTTTTTTCATCTGGTGGTGCAGTTATTGTCACCCTGCCTAATTCTTGATTTATATCCATTGTATAAATCCTGTTATGTACACAAATCTGATACGCTGCTTCATCAGCATATAAGATTTCCATGATTTCCGCTGTCTCAAGACCTGAAGTGTATATTTTGTCTCTCAAGTGCTTATTATCTTTAAAAAGCTGCTGTAATACCTGTTCAAGCACATTGTTATCCGCAAAATCTTCATACAAATAATTCTTTCCAAATGCTTTCATCCATTCTCTACGGCTGTATACCTGTTCAAAACGTCTTTGACCTGCTCTTATAAGTTTCAAATCTGTTTCTCTGCTCTTATGTACAGCTTCCGCTCCTGTTCTATGGTCTTTTTCACATAGAAACACTGTAAGCCCATACTTTTCAGCTATCTTTCGGTTTGCTACTCCATGCATAACATGGTGTTTTTCTAAGCCATATGATGTAAGAGGTCCAAAATACCCCTGTTCCTCTGCTCTCATACGGCACAAAAAACATTCCTTTGTATTCTGCATTATGCTTCTGCTCATATTCTCCTTTCTCCTCCCATAACAGGGAGGTCTGCTGCCATATTAATAGTTACTGTGATATATATATACTTAGATAAATAAGTATCTTGTAGACATTTGTGGAGTAAAACACTTCTCCAATTCTGTATTTATGCCATTTGTAGCCATCTTGATTTTTAATATGTCGCTGCATGCTGACATTCATATAACTCTCTTTTCAACTTTGCTATTCTCCCTGATACTTGTGTAAGATGATTTACACGAATACTGGTATTAACTGCACTTTTATCCTCATCATATGTAAGAATTGCCTGCCTCAGCCACTCCTGTTCTTTCAGCTCGTTCTTGATTCTTTCTTCCTCACTGGCATTTCTCATATTCTGCCTCCATCTTTCCAAGCTCATAATTCATCCATTTACTAAACTCATGCGGCTCATTCGACCAGCTTATAATATGTCCACGACTTACATTTAGATACTGCTGCCACAGATCCGCATTCTTTACCGGCTTACCTGTCTTTTTCTTCCAACCGTCCTTTTCCCACTGTTGTGGCCAAGCATTTCTACAACTGTTTAACACATGCTCACATTCTGTATTTATGCGGATTTCACAGTTTTCATGGAAACGCATAAGTGCATGTATTATTGCCTGCAGCGTTGCTTGGTTCTCTGTTACATTCTCAAGTGTGCCTTTTCCATTACGGACAAATTCCTTGCCATTAATAACTATCTTTAAGACATACATGTATGCGACATGCTTACGGACTGCTGGTCCTCTAGCGCTTGTTTTTATATAAACATCTACTTTCTGCACTAACCACACTCCCTTCCTTTATGTCGTCGGAACTTGGCTTCATAGTATCTAAAGCCCATCTCAGATATTCCGGTTCTCTCAGAATCCTTAACCATGTAATATCCTTGTTTCTCGTACTTGCGTATTGTGCTTCTCCTTGTTTTATCTGCAAACGTATTTGCATTAACTACCTGTTTTACAATCACTGGCTCTTTTAAATTTCTTGAAGAATTCCATCGCTTACCTATTCTTCTGCCAAGAGTCTCCTCTGTCTTATTTGCATACTTAACAAAATACTGAGCAATTCTTGTGTAGTCATTGTCACTGTCCAGCGGCTTTACATGGACAAACCCTTTGTTCCAGCATCTCTTTAATACACGCACATCACATACACTCATGATCATGTGAATATGATGCGCTCCCTTGCTTCCTATCTCTTTAACATAGATGTACTTTAGAGGACCAATGTTCTCAAATTCTCTTCTCAAAGCTTTTAGCAGATTGCGAATATCTACTGTCATATCATCAGGTGTGGGAGGTCGGCTCTCCCTGGCATAAGTCCATGTAACCAACATTCCTGTCTCATCTGTAAAATTGGTATTCATCTTTGCCGCCAGTTTCCTTTCTGCCAGTCTCCGGTTTATGTTTTCCTGTTTCGCTGTTGTTACCTTCTCCCGGCTCTCCCTTCTTTCTCCTCGACAGTTATATCTAAGGGTGTGGTATCGCCTTATCGTTATTACGCTACCTGCTATACATATTTCCTTTATGTATGGCATTAAAAATTGTCTCCTTGGTTCTTAACTTAATTAATACAATCAAGTTTTTATGGGGATTTCTCCCCATTATTTTTCTTGATATTCACATCAAATATTGACTTTATTCTTAAAATGATTTATTATGTATTCAAGTTGTTACGCAACTTGTCGATTTGGTTCGAGCCGCTTCTCCAAGCGGCTCTTTTTATTTACTCTGTCTTATCTTCTGTAACCTTGTGTTCTCTACGGACATGAATGCGTTCATCACTGTCAAGATACACACTGTATGTAACCCCCCCCATCTTTAATTATGAGTTTGTCAAACTTATCTTTCATCACATGTCTTACTGCTGCTTTCAACATTTCTCCAATCTGTTCATTGCCAGCAAGCTTCAGGCACTCGTCTTCTGCCTTACGCACTCGCCTTTCTACATTCCACCATGCTCTTGCACCTTCACATTTACAAATCTTAGTCGCTTCCTCTGAAATGTATGTATCCCAATCATCTGGTTTTTCTTCGTACGAAGCTGCAATATCATCATTAATCTCAAGCATTGCTTGTTGCCCGCAATACATGCACTTTCCCAAATATGTACTTTTAGTCATTTACGCCTCCCTGAGCCTAAAGCTACCTACCGGAACTCCATTTCTATTTTCTAACTTATGTAATCTGCACATCCACTTAGCTGCATCTTCAATGCGTCTATCGTCTACCGCCGCATTAATGCGCCTGTTATATGCAATTATCAAACCTATGTCTCTCATTCTGCCTCCTTATACCGCTTTGTTTTTCTTGGGAATTACCTTAAGCCCATTCTGGTGCGCCCACAGGCTTACAAGTGTGTTATATGCCCGCTGTTTCCAATCGTTTTTTTCTTTTTCAGACATCTCTTTCCAAAGTTTTCCCATAAAATCACCTCTGTTCTTTCTTCATCTTTACCCAGTCTTCTACATCTTTCTGTGTCATTTTTATAGGGGCAAGCTTAGCTCCCCAGTATTTTGTCTCTACTGTTACAACCTCAATATTTTCTTCCTGCATATACCGGAGTAAATCTTCTGGTTTGCCAAAATTGGCATACTCGGTTCTTATAATCATCACTTGCTCCTTTCTTAAAATCCTTGTATAAATGTCTTTTTGCTCCTATACTCTAATTACATGCTATTTTATTAGCTGAATAACAAACGAGGTGTCTTACTATGACTATAAACTTTCAAAGCATTGAATCTATTGCCGTTTCTTTATCTGTAATTGCATCTTTGTACATATTTTGGAGAACTCCTAAATACTCAAACATCAAAGAGCGCTATGAAAAAGTTGTTTTCCCTTTATTCTCACTTATGGAACCCTATTTATTTAAAGATTATTTAACAGCTCCCATTAATGAAGCTGTCGAATTAATTAAAAGCAATGCTGTCTATGCTGGCTCTCGTTTAAATGAATGGGCTTATTATTTGAGTACTCCTACAAATCAATATAATTACAACTTATTTTGTAAGCACATTTATCGCGAATATGATTCATGTAGCTTTATACTGGGTTTAAAAATGCATTCTATGTCTTATCGTCTATCCAGAAATCAATATCAATCTAAGTTTTTACTTATTGCTTATATGCTTGGTAATATTCTTTTGTTGCTTATTGGTATTGCTTTCTCATTAGTTTTACTTACAGCTTTATTAGTTATTTCACAAAAATTGCTGGGTTTATAATGCATAAAATAACTAAAAACAACGCCACAAATGTTAGTAAAATACCAAAACCTGTTTTACAGCCAAATGTTCCAACCCAAAACAGATATATCCAGCAGATTATTAGAAGTACTAATCCCTTGTGTCTCCACATTACATCTGCATATTTTGTTGCAATGTCTATTAGTTTCTTGTCTATACCTGATATTTTCAATCTCCCACCTCCTTATGTTGAATGTTATTCAACTTTCGTATCAAAAAAAATATCATCTCTCTCTTTGTCTGAAAGATTTAATATTCTCTTTAGTGTAACAATTTCAGATGCTTTAAATTCTGTTATGTTGTCAATTTTTTTATATAATGCACCCCTTGTTATTCCTAATGTGTCCGCTATATATGTTAGTGACATTCCCGAATTTCTTATTGCATCTTTTAATGCTACTGTATCCGTCATTAGAACCCTCCTTTCTGGTTGAATGTCATTCAACCTACCGTTATAATACATCCGTGTTGAATCTCTGTCAACTATTTTCAACAAAAATGTTGAATTAAATTCACATTTATGTTAATATACACTCAGATTAAGAAAGGCGGTGCTTATAATGGACTTGCAATCTAAAATGGGATTAAAAATAAAAAAGCTTCGTGAAAATATGGAATTATCTCAATCTCAACTTGCAGAAATGGTTGGATATAAAGATAAAACATCTATTGCAAAGATAGAAGCAGGAAAGGTCGATTTGCCGCAAAGTAAAATACTT